CATAGGTGTGATTAGTAACTAACATAGGTATATTTGCCTTACCAAGTTTCAATGTAAGAATCCTGAAACAAGACTTAATCAATTGCGATTTTGTCATGTCACGAACTTGCTTGTCGTCCGTGGCGTCTTGCACTTCTTTGTTGGTGGCTAGCATACCAAGAGAGTCTAGCACAAACATCAGTGGTTTGCGATCTTCTTTAGGTTGCTCTACATATTTGTCTATGATCCTGACTGCTTGAGTCCTGAACTCCTCCACTGTATTGACAGGGAAGATTACCATACGACTAGAATCAATACCACGACTCTCAATCATCTGCTTGCTAATAGCAGACTCGGTTTCAAAATAAAGGACGCCAGCGCCAGGATCAATATCAAGGAAATTACGAACGACAGAAAGACAAAAGAAAGTCTTTCCAGTCCCCGATTCTCCAGCAAGAGCAGTGATCTTGTTGGAGGGAATACCTCCAAAAATGCTGCCACTAACCAAGGCATTAAAGATATAACTACCAGTATCAACAAAAGTTTCAACGTCACCAGCAGCAATACCATCAGATGCAAGAGAAGCAAATTCATTTTTGCTGTCCTTAATTACTTGTGATAAAAAATTCATATTATGTGAATGATAAAAGTGATACTGTTTTTTTACTCTTCCATCCAATGCATTTTAGTACATTCTCTAACGGACAGAAGAATGATTTCTCAAATTGTAGATTGTAATCGATATACTTTTCTACATTGAGTTCGGTTGGTATGCGACTCATAAAAGAAATAACGTTTTCCCCAATAGGATTTGGTTCTTTTAGATACAAGAATTTAATCTTCTCTCCTTCTTGAATGCGAGCATACTTGTTCTCCACATTATACTTGTTAATATAGAAATTGTAAAGCAACGCTCCCCTAACATGAATAGGAGTTCCCTTTTCGTAAATGTCGTGAACACTTTTGTATTTGGAAAGATTATTTACACCACGAGGGAATGCAATGTTTGCATACTCTTCTTGACGACTATCTTTTTTAACTTTTTGAATGAATTCAATGACATCATCGTTAGTACCATTAATAATAATGGCATAAGCTTTCTTAAGTTTATCCCGAAAGAATGCTGGAGTAGATGAACGTGCCGTTTCCATACCACAGATCTTCATCTTGGGCTCAGAATAACGCACACCCTCACTATCCCAGACGTTGAGGATATATCGCTTCTTGGCAGTCCAGATGCCACGGTTAGCGATGTTCTCCCGCTTCATCTTCATCTTCTGCGAGTATGCCCGAACATAAGTGGCGAGTTCTTGGTAAGAACTTTCAATAAACTTCTCAAATTCCACCTCACACACCTTGTCAAGGAACCTAACAACGCTCTCATCATCTGTCTCTCGTCCGGCGAATACCTTCTGCACCAAAGGACCGAGGTTAAGATACATAGAATCGGTGTCGCAAGCAATAACGTAATCAACATCATTAGTTTTCAGAACTTTGTTTAAGTAATCATTGGTCTTGTTACTAATCCAACGAATAGACAACTGACCAGATGTTGTAATCGCTTCTGCAATCTCCAGACGATAGTATCGGAAGTGTTCGTTACCGATAGCACCATAAGCAGAGTTGAGTTGGATCTTCCTTGCCATCTGAATGTTGTTACAGCGAGAGATTTCTTTCTGCAACTGGATGGTAGGAGTCTTTTCATACTGCTGCTTGGCAGCAAGCATCTTCTTCTTGTAGATGGTACGTTCTTGATAGATTTTATCCATCAACTCGGGCAAGAAACCATGGGTCTCTGTGGTGTACAGGGTGCCGTTAGGACACACTGTCTGCCCCTTCAGGTCAGACAGGTCTATCTCCTTGTTCAGCAGTCTCTCAAGGTTCGCTGACGGGTGTTTGGTGGGCAATAGCGTCTCTGGCGAGAGATTGTACTGCATGATAAGGTGTGGATATAGGGAGTTGAGGTCAAAAGACACAACCCAGTCATAGATCCCTGGAATAGGTTCCTTGACATATGCACCAGCATACTTATTATCCTTGGTGCTTTGACGTTTAGGTGGAATAGCAATGTTTCTACGAGCAAGATAAACATAGATGATGTTATCCCACATACGAACCTGTGAGTAGACATCTTCAAAGTTTACCTTGGCATCGTATGCCATAACTACAGCAAGTTCAAGTAGTTTCATCTTGTCATCTAGTTTATCAACCAGACGAACGTCAATGATGTTGTACTCTACAAACTTTTGCCAGTCATTATCGTAGAACTCTTTGAAAGTATCATACTCACTGTGATCCAGTTTCTTCTGTCCCAGTTCCACAAATGCAATGTGGTCCAGACGATACGATTCTTGGTTAGTGTAAGTAAACTTACGATACAACTCAAGATAATCTAATGTAGATACCCCAGTGATATCATAAGCAATATTCTTACGACCTTTAATCCAAACTTCTCTGCAGTATATGTTCTTCCAGGGAGACATAAGTCTTGCTGCTTTGTCTCCAAGCAAACGTTCAATACGCCTGATAATATACGGCATATCAAACAGTTGTACATTCCATCCAGTAATAATATCTGGATAGTTTGAAGACCACCAGTGAAGGAATGCTTTTAACATACCTTCTTCAGTCTGGAAGTGCATGTATTGCACATCCTTCTGGGTATTATGAAACGGACGAGTACCGAATACAGAAATCTTACCAGTGTGAGAATCTTTGATACTGATCAACAGTATTTGCTGGTCAGCAGCTTCAATATTAGGAAACCCATTCTCTGCACCAGTCTCAATATCAAGAGTAAAGACTCGAATCTGATTGACATCAAATTTCATCTCCTCGTCAGGATATTCTTCAAAGATATACTGATTCAAGAACCTTGTTTGACCACAGATCTCAAAGTCAGGTATCTCTTTATGATCTTCAATGAACTGTTTGGCATCTTTGATGGTGCCTTGCTGTATGGGACGGACGCATTTACCATCCAGTGTTTTCCAATCAGTAGGTTTCAGTGATGGCAAGTATAGAGTAGGATTATATTTTACTTTGTCCTCAAATGCCCTACCATCCTGGTATCCTCTTACATAAATGTTATTTCCAGATTGTTCAACACTGGTGTAAAACTTCATTAGTCCTCTTTGTCTTTCAAATCATAATATTGGGCAGCGAACATAGCACTTGGTTCAGCAATCAAAGAAATTTCTGATGACCTTACAGTAAGTTCGCGGTCGTCACTGTATGGAGGGAATGGTAATGCACCATTCTCCGATACTTCACAAGGATATTTTAGCACACAGTCTGGATCACCAAACTCTACATCAGGGATCTCTTCGACTTCTGCAACGATCCAATGACCATCAAACTTCAGGAGTTTCAGCATCTTCAGTACTTTCAGTAGGAACAAAACCGGTTTCGGCAGACACTTCAGTGCGAGTTGCTTGTGCTTCAGCTGCTTCTGCCTGTGCAACAGTATTATCATACGCTTCTACTAGTCCATCATCAGGAGTACCGATAGTAAGGAGAGTAGAAAATGCCACTCGGAATTGTGTATCAGAAGAGTAAGGGAGCCACTTTGTAAATCTCACCTGAACTTCTTGATTAGAAGGATCACCGACAGTTTTTTCCACATTCAAAATGTATGGGCGCTGCATAACCAGACAAACTGGTTTTCCTTCAGGGTCATTGTTCTCTCGGACTTCCTGAAGTTGAGCAATTACACGTTCACCTGTTGTCAGGACAACAATTGATACTGCGGACATAGTTTTTTAGTAACGAACATATGTATGATAGCATAAAAAAAGAGGGGTGTCAACTGGATTGTGCCAGTTACCCCTCTGTCATACGACGACGATATACCCTATTTATTCAAGCAACAATTCTTTTTTTGAATCCGCAATAATATTGTACACTGTTCTCTTTTGACTTTCTGGAATAATTTTTTCAAGTGATACCTTTAACAACCCATCTTCAAAACTAACATCATGAACTTCAATGTCTTCAGATAATTGCCAGGTATTACAGAATGATCTTTTTGATAATCCTTTATGAATATATTCTACTGTAGAATCTTTTGGCGTACTGACACTGGTAATTTTGAGAATGTTTGATTCTGTTGATACTTCAATTTCCTCCGGTTTAAAACCTGCAAGAGCCATTTCAATTTCGTAATTCGCATTATCGTGTTTGATAAGGTTGTAGGGTGGATAACTTTTATTGTGACTGGACATACTATCTAGTCTTTGAAAAATTTCATCCATCCCAACGTAGTGAGGCACATATAAATCCCAAGTATTATTCATTTTTAATCTCCTTTAGTAAGCGAGTTTTTTATGAGTGGACCCCGAAGGCATCCATTACTAATTATAACAGATCATAAAAAAACCGGGTAGTAAGACCCGGCATATTTTATTCGGTTTACTTTATTCTTCAGTCTTTTTACGACCAATGTTATATTTGGACTCAAGTGTCCATTCATCTTTGTCTTTAAATGCCAGTACCTTGATCTGGTTGAGAGGAGCAACATCTTCAATGTTAGCTGACTCTACTACAGCAACTAATCCCCAATCAGAAAGAAGTTGTGTAATTCTATTGCGTCTTTGCAAATCATTAAGAGTAAAATTCGTTCTCTTACCATCCAAAGCAAACAATTCTTTGAAGTGTACAATGTAATACCTACCTTGTTTGTGTAGGATATGACATGATTGATATAGTTTTCTTTCTTTTCTTGAAGCAACACCGATGCGGGTAAGAGTCTCACGAACCTTCAGAAAATCATCAGGTTCAGACAGACTCACTTCTACCATATCAGAAGGTTGCCACTGTACTTCAATTTCAGTATCATTTGTCATTTTCGTCCGCCTTTATCTAATAGTTTTTTAATCTCATCAAGTTCAGAATTCGTGAGAATTCTTAAAGCGGCGACTGCTTTATTATGACTATATCCATAATATTGCTTAACCAATTCAAGATGCTCAAGAGTTTCTTTTCTCACCCACGGCGTAAACCGCTTACGAGGCTTCAAACTATTTAGGAAAAAGTCATACTGCATCTTTTTATCTAACGAAGGATACTTATTCATTTCGTTAGAGTAAAGAATGGTATCAGTAAAACCAGACAGACACTTGTTAATAATAAAAGGAGGATACTTTTTTACAGCATCCTCGTTATCAATTAAAATATTCTTTTTTGATTGATTAATGCTATAAAGATAATCCTTTAATTCCATATTACATTTTGGCAGTTACGCCCATCACTTTTGCATTTGGGTTACGAGCAAGAGCAACCTCTCTTGCTTCTGAATAGTTACGAGCAATGACCTGCTCCTTGAACACGGTTCCTGCTACGTAGAGGGTGACTTCACACTTCATAGTTGGTAAGGACGAGTTCCTTGCGAGACGCTTGATCTGTATTATAGCACCCCACACTCCTCATAGTGTATGTGTGTGCAAATTCAGCAGCTGTCCACCCTTCCTGGAAGCGGTCTCGGATCAACTGCGACGAATTGTAGCTAATAAGTTGATTAGAGATAAAGCGATCACAATCAGAAGCAAACTTGTCGTGGTCGAATCCTTTATGCATGCTTCCTCGCTTACCATAAAGATTAGATCCGATCTCATAGGGGGGATCGAGATAGATGAAGGTTGACTTGCTATCGCAAAATAGTTCTTCATATGATAAGTTAGTAATTTTCCAGTTTTTAATCATCAAGGAGTAGTCAGGAAGTTTTTGAATCCCTCGCATTGAGAAGTTGGAATCGGATGCCTGCCTGCTAAAGGATGAGGACTCTGTGAGACCAGAAAAAGAGCACTTGTTAACAACGTAAAAACTAACAGCACGAGATAGATTGGATTGATTACTTGGTGTTTCATTTAAATAATCTTTTGATTGTTGAAAGAGTACTCTGGCAGATACTGGTTCTGGATGCCTCAACTTAAGTTCTGCAAGTTGATCACGCATCTCTACCCCATTCTCCTGGAGTTCTCTCCAGAAGTTATAGAGTGGTTCATACAAATCATTCACCCAGATGTCTACTTTTGGATAAAGTTTACCGATCTCAATGGCAACACTACCACCGCCCAAGAATGGTTCACGATATTCTTTTACCTGGGAAAGGTCTGGGAGGTACTGGAACAGTTTGCTTAACGCTCTGCTCTTTCCGCCGGGGTATCTCAACGGCGTCTTCAGTGACTTCAAAGTTTTTGTCATTATATTTAAGGTATTCACGAAAGATGTGTTTCATTTCACGCTGCGTCATACCACAATGATCAGCAGCATGGGGTAGATTCATTGTAGCATAGAAGAGACCTTCGTTTGCTTCTTTAACATTCTGTGGCGTCGTCTTCTTCATCGACATTTTCAAAATCCTCTATTTGATTTGCAGATACTTCATGCTCACCAGCAATAAGATACCAGTGATGTCCTGCACGTTCACCAAGATACATCATCTCATCTTTTGGAAAAGCATTTTCTCGCATTGCTGCTTGAATTTTCAGATGTATCAGTTCTTCCTGTGTAGGTACTTTCATCAGAGAATAAGTTTTTTCTGTGGTGTAATTACTGTCGAGAACATTGATTCATACTGTTCAGCAATATTAGGATTAGGTTCCGAAATATACACTACAAAAGATTTAGGAACAGTGAATGTCACATCTTCTTTTGCAAGTGGGGACCAAGGTGCAAATCCAAGTTGTCCCTGTCCTTGAGGTACAGCAACAATAGCACTGCCCATAGTAATACTATCATCAGTATCTTCAATCAGATCACAGATGACATCTTCGCCAGAATTTAGACGTACAAGTTTGGTGTTCATTTTAGGTTTCAGTGTTTAGTTTATTTGAATTCACAACTCATCATGACTTCGGTAAGACATGCTAGCAGATTAATTTCTTGATCTGCAACAAAAGCAATTTGATATTGATATTTCGCAAGAATCAAAACTGCTTCCGGGATAGATGATCCCTTAAGATTCTCATAAAGAGAATCATATATTTTACGAATGACGATAGTTGGATCGTTGTCAATGTTTTCCACAACCCACTTTCGGACTGTAGTAAACTCTTTGTTCTTCATTGCTCGAATCAAATCATTGACAGATACGTCAGCGATATCAACCAAGATAGAAGAGTTGATCTTACCTGTTGCTGCATGGCGTTGACATTCGTTAATCAAACGACGCCAGTCAGGATAATAACGTTGGATAAGTTTAACAAGAATCTTGTCTTCACATTCAACTTCATTGTCTTTCAAGATCTGTTTTAGACGGACAAAGAATGCTCCTTGCAAATCTAACTTTGCATCATTCTTTACCCGGAAATCTACAACTGTGCATCTAGAATGCAGTGGATCAATAATCTTATTGGGGAAGTTACAAGTAAAGATGAAACGGCAGTTACTATGAAACTCTTCCACTGCTGCTCTCAAGGAGAGTTGTACATCAGTGGTCGTGTTGTCTGCCTCATCGATGATCACCACCTTGTGGGGTGCCCCAGAGGTCAATGAGACTGTTGTAGCAAACTGCCTCACCTTGTTGCGAACGGTGTCCAGGAAACGTCCTTCATCAGATCCATTGATCACAATGAAAGAAGCACCAATCTCTTCGCACAATGCTTTAGCAAGTGTAGTCTTACCAACTCCAGCAGTTCCTGCCAAAAGTAAATTAGGGATCTCACCTTTCTCACGAAATGCTTGAAAGCATTCTTTGATGCTCTTGGGTAAGATACAATCCTCAAGGGTGTGAGGACGATACTCTTCTACCCAAAGAAACTTTTTATTCATCATCTAATAATAATTCAATTGGTTCAAAAATTTCTGTCAGTGATCCTGTTCTTGATATACACTTGGGGTGATTTTTGAGGTTACCTCTAACATAGTCACCCTCACCTTCTTTACCTTTAGTAGTATACACTATAGCAAAGTCATTGTCTGTACACCATTGCATAACCCACAATAATGCAGCACCATCCATTTGTCCAGTAGTAAGGTCGGAAGTTAACATAACAGTTTTTGCATAACTTTGACGTTTAAAAGTCATAAGAAATCCAACTTTATCTGGTCGCATCCAATCAGGGAACGACCATTCTTTCAACCAAACACATCCATAAGTATCACACATATGCGGACGAGAAAGATCATTGTAAAGTCCACATCCAGATTCTGATACATGAGGACAGGGTTGACCTGGTATTACCTTATGCTCATTCACTTGAAGTGTAATAGTTCCTCGGCAGCATAGTGTACATTCTCCACAGTTTTTGATATTCATTAACGAGGTTCGAGTGCTACGTAGTATTTAAGATCAATACTTTGATGTTGCCATTTAGTGATCAACTGATCGGATACTTGCACATTATATTTTCCAGGATGAACACGAATATTTTCGACCTTCATATACATTTCAAAGTCTCCAATACTTTCTCCCTGTAATGTCTGACTATAAACATTACCAGTATCATTCTCACGATCACAAAGACTTAATGTGATAGTTCCATCAGCAGAAGCTGTATACAAAAGATCGGGAAGACCGTAAACTGCAGATGCTTTTTGTAAAGAGATTAGATCTTGATGTTCTAAATTAAAACTAAAGTCTGCATTAGGAAAGATAATATCTCGGTCAGGAGAAGCACTCAAAGTAATTTCTGGGTCAGAAAAATAATACTTTGCTGACCGTCCATTACCATTGATGGTTACATAATTAGAGTTTCCAAATTCTAAAGTAGCATCATCACCAAAAAGAGAAAGACCCCCAAGGAATTGATTCAAATCATAGATACCAAATGTCTGTGGAAATATTTCTTCACTGTTATATTCGGCAATAGAATTTTCACCCACACTAATAGTTTTTAGTACAGTACCTTCACGAATCAAAATAGAACTATTGATAGTACAAAAGTTTTTTAGAATCTCGAAAGTTTGTGTGGAAAGGTTAACTGTGCTCATTGAGGGTAGGATTCGGTAGTGTTTGATTTGTCAGAGAAGTGGAGCAGCAATAATGCATAGTGTAGGATTTTGATAATGTCCCTACGTGCAGTTCCCTTACGATCATATCGAGAAGCATACTTCAGGATGTTAGAGCGACAGAATGCTTCTGCATCACCACAGGCTTCAATCAGATCTAACGTCTGAATTGCATCATTGCCTGCTGAATAGTGTTGTCCATAAGTTCCCGCGATGTAATCACTCAACTCTTTTAAAAGAGCATCTTCATTGTATTTTTTTGCCATAGTCATCAATCAATATCGGTATAATAGCATCTATCAAGCGTTTAGTCAATAGTCTCTACGGTTTCTGCCGTAGCATTCTCATCGATCTTATCATAGAGTTCAACAAAGGACTGCTTGGTTTCATCATCGAAACGATTAACACAAACTTCGATAGACTTCATACGCTTACCAAAGATAGCATAAGCACGGATGATGTGTACCAGACGACGTGTTGAGATCACTTCATCGATGCCGCCATCAGCAAACGTTTTGCGAATGACATCTGCCCATGTAGAAAGTTTCTCACAAAACTCACGATCTGTCAACCCCAGATCAAGAGAAATGCCCTCAAGGATACGCTGTTCAGTTTTAGGAGTAGGATACTCTTGCTCAAAAGTTAACGCAAAACGCTCAAGGAAGGCTTCGTTGAGAACGTTAGTTCCAATAAAGCGACCGTCATCGCTGCCTTTACCTTTAGTATTTGCAGTTGCAATAACATTGAATCCAGATTTAGGGTTTACGTAACGACCAGTCTTCTTCAGAAACACACCCTTACCTTCGAGAATGGATTGGAGACAGAGGATTTTGTTAGAAGCAAGGTCAACTTCGTCGAGTAACAAGATTGCTCCGCGTTCGAGTGCTTCCACGACAGGTCCGTTATGCCAAACAGTTGACCCATCCACAAGGCGAAAGCCACCAATAAGATCGTCTTCATCAGTTTCAATAGTAATGTTTACACGAATCAGTTCACGGTCAAGTTGAGCACACGCTTGCTCAACACTAAACGTTTTACCATTACCAGACATACCAGTAATGAAAGTTGGATAGAAAATACCAGACTTGATGATCTTCTTCACGTCAGTAAAGTTACCGAACGGAACAAAGGTGTCATCTTTAAGAGGAACAAGATTCTGTTCAACAGCAGGCATAGCAGCAGGTGCCTCGTATGTTTGCTCAAGGCGTTCCTGTGCAGTCAGTTGCCAAGTGCCACGCTTGACATAGAAGTCACGCAAACGCTTGACAGCAGTAGGATATCCTACTCCAAAATGAGCAGCAGCTGCACGAATATTGTCAGTATTAATTTCAGTACCATACTCATTAGTAAGGTACTCGGAAAGTTGTGCGGTAGTGAGATCAGACTTGGCAGGCATGATGCGTTTCGTTGATGTAGTTATTATAGGGCATAGGGGCGGGATCGACCACCCCGGATGGACAGTTCGTCAAGCGACATACTGGACGAAAGAGTTGAGGAGTTTCTTGTTTGTGGATTTGCTAGAGAGCATTTTCTTGAATGCTTTAGTAATCTCACCTTTTTTAGCACCAGACTCAACTTCAAATTCAGATGTTGCAGTCAATGCATTAGAAGATATAGCATACAGTGCTGTAAAAGATTTTGGGTCAGGAATGATTGCTGACTTTTCTTTCTTCCACTGTTTCTGAACTTCTCCATACTTGTATATGTTACCGTAAGTGCTTACGAAAGAAGATAGTTCTGATGCTGTACCGATACGAAACCCGATCACATTAACACCAGTGTTTCTGTCTCGCAATTGTTGAACAAACACATTCGTGTTTTCACTCCACCCTTCAAACTTACTATAGGTAATACCTGTTTTCCTATCTCGTAGACAGCAGTCATCGATACGGCGAGGACGAAGGTAATACTCTTCACTACGCTCATTATAAAACTTACGACCGTATGCTGAAGTACATGATTCTCCGTCAGTCAAGATACAGACATTAACTTTCTGAAGATCATTCTGTTTTTTGAATTCAGGAATGAGGTAATTAAGCATCACAATCGCTTCATTTAAAGGAGTGCCGGACAATCCAATACCCATTGTACTTCTATACTCAACGTAATGAGAATAGGTATATGCTTCTCTAAAAATATTAAGACACATCCGTTCATAGTCTTTAGAGTTAGAACGAGATGAAATAAAATTCATTAAGTGAAACATACCTTTATTCAAAAAGATTTTGTTCTCTTCACAAATTTCACTAAAGTAATCTCCATCGTTGATGCTTCGGTATTCACCCAAAGCACGTCTAACATAAGAATACTCATTTGTAAAAGCATAAACCTCAAATGGAATCTGAACTTTCTTACAGAAAGAAGTAAGATTCAACAACTGCTTTACTGTTGCCAGAATATTAGTTGACATAGATCCAGACCAGTCAAGTAAGAATAACAGACCATGATTCTTGCCATCAGGTACAACTGTCACTTTCTTAAAAATATCCTCATTGTACTTATAAGTATGAAGCTTTGAAGTATCAAGCACACCAGTTTTAGATTGGCCAGCACGAGCATAAGCGTCAGCAGACTTACGGCATTCAAATTCTTTTACCAGATAGTTTACTTCTTTTTGAGATTGCTGACGAAATTCTTTATACAAACAATCTACATTTGTATAGTAAGAATCTCTATCGCTAGGTCGTTGACTATCAATCCAGTCATGGATTTCAGTCCAATCAGCAACGTAATCTGAAACAGTTACAGATTCAGGAATCTCAATATAAGTAGAATTACTACTGTATTTATTAACATTAGTAAACTTTTGTGAATTTTGATCAAATGCTTTTTGAGTTTTGGATTCGCTATCAGCGGTTACTCCACCTTCACCACGATCTACCGTTTGAGTTCCTGAAGATGTTGGGGAGTCATCAGTACCTTCACCATCTTCTTCTCCTTCTACCTCATCACTATTATCTCCACTATCACCAGAAGAACCTACAGTATCATTTTTCTTTTCAATATTTTCAATTGATTCTACTGTAGGTTTTTGTTCTTTACAAAAATTGTAGATGTCAACAGCAATCTGCAGCACCTCCTCAAAGGTCTCTGCAGTCATAGTGCGAGCAACAAACATAGTTTCAGATTCACCAAAAGGAATCATTGCATCAGCACCAATCTTACAACGAAGATTAATACGATCAATCAAAGTATATGTACTAACGTCAGTATCACGTATTTCAAAAAAGTTTTTTTCATTCAACTCTTTGTATCCACCAGCAAATGATTTGCGAAGACCAGGATACATACGCTTCATCAATTTTTCAATGCGAGCATCTTCAATTACATTGACATAATCCATAGGACAGTCAGCAACAGCAGTCCAGTCTTCATTGGGTGTGAAGAGAGCGTGTCCAACTTCGTGACCCACCAGCAAGTCATACACAGTGCCAGAAGCATAGTCCCAGTTGGGAAGAGTCAGTACACGGGTATCCACATTGAACTGTGCTGTAGAGCAGTTGCGGTGTTCCACCACAAGGTTCTCTGTAGCAAGCAGACGGGCGAGGTTACCTCTGATCTCTTGGCGTGACATGACTCTCTTGCGTTGATGGACATATCATAGCAAAAAAGGGAGACCCTGCGGCCTCCCCTATGACGCTTCTGCAACTGTCTCACGGACAACGCTGAAGTTCTTTACTTTCTCACACTGTAAAGTTCTTTCAAACTTTCCGTCGAGATTTTCTTTGTGGGAAATGACAAACACATTAGTGCTATCATCAAAGTTGCGAAGGATCCATCCTAGTTCACCTGTACCGTTTTGATCAAGAGAACCATCAAAGATCTCATCTAGGATAAGGATGTTAGTATCAACGCTATTCTTAAGTTTAGCAACACTACGCCAAGTAAGCAACAAAGCGATATCAATACGAGCTTTTTCTCCTTCCGAGAAAGATTCGTAAGAGAAAGTATCTCTGAACCGCGACTTGATGGTTTCTTCAAAGTTTTCATCCAATGCGAAGTTAACATAGAAGTCCATGTTCTGAAGATATTGGTTGATGAGTTTATTCATAACCGGCAGATACCTTTTAATGATTCTGGTTTTGATACCATTATCTTTTAAAAGTTGTGATGCTGCCATCAAAGTATCACGTTCTTTTTTGATTGACGAAATTTGTTTTTTCAGAGACAAGTATTCTTCTTGACAATATTTTAACTGTTCGTGAGCTTCAGATGAATCTGATTTATTAGTTCTTAACAATTCAACCTGATCTAATAAATCTTGAATCTGTTTTTGTATTCTATTGATTGTAGAATTTTGAATGGCAATATCAGAATTAACTTTAGCAATAAGTTTAGAAGTTGCGAGATGACGACTCTCTCTTTCTTCCTCAAGTTTGATTGCAATATCCATTTCCTCAAACCCTTCATTGAGTTCTTTAATAGAATTCATGATAGAGTCAATTTTACTATTCTTTAGTTCTTCAGTAATTGATTGACTACACGTAGGACAAATTTCGTTATGAGTAAAAAACTCGTGCTGTTTTTTATGAGCAGAAAATTTCTGTTGAATTTTTCCTTTCAAAGTATTTAATTTTTTTAACTTGGTAGGAGTAAATGCTGTACTCTCAAGTTCTTTGCAATAAATTTCTGTTTGCTTATTGAACTCTTCTACTAATTCTTGAGAAGCAATACGTTCTAAATCTAATTCACTTATGAACTTTTGTTTTTCAACAATAGAGTCCTGATCTCTTTTGTTTATCTCATTGATAAACTGTTGTTGCATATTAATTTTTTGTTCAGCAAGTTCTACTTTGTAATCCACGTCTTTCATCTCTTCCGTAGATGTTTTGACCTTATCTTTTAGAACAGTATTCATTATAGAAAAGATTTGGATATCCAAAATGTCTTCAATAATATCACGTCTTTGAGTAATAGGAAGACGCATGAACGGAACAAAGGTAGAAGAACCAAGCACCACAATCTGTGTGAATGACTTGTAGTTCATCTTAAGGATGCTCGTCTCCAGTTGCTTTTGATAATCATTATTATTACTGGATTGATCCAGCATCTGACCGTTCTGATATATCTCAAACTTTGCTGGTTTGATTCCACGCACTACTTTGAATTCATTTTTACCAATCAAAAAATCAATTTGCACTTCAGTATCTTTTTGATTGATACTGTTAACTAGCATCGGTTTGTTGATCTTACGAAATGGTTTCCCAAACAAAGAAAATGTAAGAGCATCCAAGATGGTACTCTTACCTGCGCCGTTTGATCCTATAATCAGATTAGTTTTCGCAGCTTCAAGATCAATTTCTGTAAACACATTACCTGTTGACAAAAAGTTTTTCCAACGAAGTTTTTGAAAAGTAATCATTAGGTATCAAGTAGGGGGAATAATAAAATCATCGATAGTTATTATAGCATACCCGTGTTCTTTCTCTTCACAGGCTGCAACAATAAGTTCTTTTTCTATTTCTATAATTTGTAGTGTTGGTCCGTTACGTAATTCCAATAGTTGTATAGCATAACGTTCGGCGTCGTCTTGATCTTCAAATATAGGAATGATGCGTTCTCCTGTAGAAGAATCAATTAAAGAAAAAACTCCTTCAGGTTGGTCTACAAGAGAAAGAACATATGTTTGCATTAAACTAGTTCACAACTTTCCATATATAGCGATCTCATAACTTTTTTAAGAGAAGATTTATCTACGGACATCTCTACCTCATCGATATATTCATTCAACAAAGTCAGAGTATCTTTTACTTCGAGATCAATGTCTTCAGTTTCATCTTCTCTTACAAGCGTTTCTACAATTTTAATATCATACACACCTGCAGCATACAGAGAGTCAATAACTTTTTCAAACTCATAGTAATCTTTCTTTTCTTCTACGATTACTTTCACAAAAGTATTTTTGAACTGACTATAGTCTAACTTCATAGTTTTATCTACATCGTTGTAGTATACTTTTTTGAAGATTTCGTATGGGTTCTTAACCATACGCAATTTATTAGATGCTGGTTCGTATAGATGAAACCCTCTCGTGTCAGCATAATCATTCCAGAACATCTGGTAAGGATTGCCAAGGTATGTAATATTACCTTTGGTTGACTTGTGATGATAGTGTCCAGAGAAGACTTGCTTGAAGTTCTTATAGATCTTGGGATCCATACCATGCTCCATCTTCATACCTGGTGTTACTTCAAACCCGTCAAGCTCAAGATGTCCCATAACTATTTGGGCATCTGTAACTTTGAGATGCGCCATTGTCTCTTCTTCGTTTTGTTTATTGATCCAAGGGACAAAACAAATTCTTGTACCCTCAATAGTAACAGTACAAGTCTCATCGTAGACACGAATATTATCATAGTCACCTAGCAACAGATCAGGAGAGTTGATGGAGTTTGTGTTTTTATAGTATACACAATGATTGCCCAGAATAGTATGGACTGTGATTCCCATCTCATTCAGTCTATCAAAGTAGTGAGTACGAATTCGATTCCAGACATTAAAGTCAATGCCTTTGCGGTTATCAAACGTGTCACCTAGGTCGATGATCTCTGTAATACCTTTCTTCTCTAGCGTAGGGAAGAACACATTATCGTAGAACTTAAGGAAGTAATTCCAAAATATTGGAGAACCTTTACGACCATCTAAATGTTGATCTGTAATAAGTGCTACTGTCATCTGTTCATTTTAGTTTCAATATTTTCTTTGATGCTACCCATATCAGAGTATGAAGCATTCATACCTGCCATATCACCTTCATAAGTTTCTGTATACATCACTTCTTGATGTCCAGATCTTTCAAGGATCTTACTCTTAATTTCTAACTGACGTTTCTCTTTCTGGATACGACGCAAGAAAGCATAGTAAATGATTTGGGTAAAATAAGCAAAAGGGTTGGAAGACTTCTCTGGATTAAAGTTGTCAATATACTGTAGGCAGTTCTCAATGCCGTCACAGATCATATCCTCTCGGAACATGTAGTTGACAAAGTTTGGTTTGTATGATAGATGCGTGGCAATCTTAAGAAAACATTCACCAACATAGTTTGGAACTAAAGGTTTGCTCTTTCCTTTATTTTTAGCAACCTCTACCTTACGTTTGTATTCAACAATAGCTTCAAGAAACTCTTTATTATTTACGTAATATTCAGTCTTTGCTTTTGCCATGTTGCTTTTATTTGTTGATATGATTATATCAGAAATTCTTATTCCTGTCAAGCCTCTTGACAAAAGACCTAAAACCTAATAGAATAACTCTGTTAAGGGTGAAAGAGCAATAGTATCAGCTTTTATTAAATAGAGATTCTAATTTCTTTTTAGTATCTTCTACTGAACCCAAGTATCCCATTTCTTTTGAGAGTAAATTACTATTAGATTCTTCATCTGAATTTAATTTATTTACATTCATAATGTAATAAGCTAATATCCTTTCATCCAATTCTGAAATAGTAACTACGCTATTCATTTCTATAATGAACATATCATCATACGAAGAGGAGATCCATTCCTTTAATGAGAATCCTTCAATGTTTCTACCTAATTTTTTCTGTGATACTTTTTCAACGAGAAGAGGGTTATCTAGTAACAAAGAATCTTCATCTGTCATGTAACAGACTTTAGAAACTATCTCTTCTCCTGATGACAACTTTATTGTCGCATAAAATTCTTCTTCCATTTATTACCTTAAATTTACTTTAATTGTTTCATACTTAAAGTTTTCTTCCTGGTAAATTGCCATCCTTTCGTATAGATGTTTGAGCGTGTAATTTTCTCTACTACCTGAAATGTCGTCAGCAATATCATATAGAGTAGCAACCTCTTTACCTTCTCCCTTCCTTAATACTCTACCAATACTTTGTAAGTTTCGGACTCTTGATTTAGAAGGTGATGCGAAGATAATATTGTGTAATCTTTTGATATTAATACCAGTGCTGAATGTTCCATAAGAAGCAATGATCACTGCATTGTCTTCTTTCTCTGTGATGTTTCTAACCAATTCTCTATCTTCGGTATCGATACCGCCGTGAACAAAGAATACTTTACGATCATCACTAACACTATTATTTATCAGTTCATATAATGGTTCGCCGTGCTTCTCCACATAGTTGAAGAGAACAAGAGTGTTGCCATTAATATCACTAACAAGATTTTTGATTAAGTTATTTCTTTTTTGGTGAGTTACTATGTACTCCATCTCTGCGTGATAGTCTTCAAAATATTGATACTCGTGCTTACATACTAAAATTTTAATCCTTAAACTTGAAAGGTATCCCTGCTTAATCAGATCATCAGTTTTAGTAACTTTGTCACACGCACCAAACAATCCTTCCAACACCCACTTATGAGTCTTGCTACCATCTAACGTACCAGTAAATCCAAAACGGTACTTGGCATTATGTAGTTTGGTCATGATGCCCGTCAGACTCTTCGATTTAAATAGATGTGCTTCATCACCGATAACACAGTCAATGTCATCGAAGTATCTTTTGGGAAACTTATAGATTGATTGCCAGGTAGATATGACAACTGGTTTATCAGTATTCTTATCTTTGCCTGAATAAATGGTGTGACAAAACTCGGTGGCATTCCATCCATAGTCGCTAAAATCTTTAATCATTTGTTCTACCAAAGAAGTAGTGGGAACTACTAGTAGAATCTTTTTACCTGTAGCAACATAATATCTCACAATACTGTAGATCATTAAAGATTTTCCTGACCCCGTAGGCGAGAGAAACAATCCTTTATTATATTTTAATGCTTTGTATACGGTGGCATATTGGTAGTCTCTTGGTGAGTACTTACAAATTTTATCCATATAAACTTTAACACCACCAGGAGAAACTAAATCATTAACTTCTTCTGGACTACCATACCAATCATTATTTTCGTATGATAATCTATACTTCCTTTCCGTACACCAAAGTTTTAAATGTGGTAGTAGACCATTATAGAGATCACCAGTACCTGGAGAATACAAATGAATCATTCCATCCCAGTATCTAAATCTTGGTTGACGTTTTAGAAACTTTGCTTCTGGTAGTTCAAAGGAAAAGTAATCTGCCAACTCTCTGTGAGCGTGGGGTTCGCAAGTAACTGTCAGATAAACTTCGTTCTTTTTCTTAACAGTGATGAGGTTAGACATCACGCACTCCCGTTAATAAATTTTTCCCATTCAATGGCGCTCTTAATCTGAAATCCCCTATTGGAGATTTGTCTCATAACTTGCTCAAGAAAATATAACATCTGATCGATAAACTTTACTTTAGCTTCGATGTTAATAATCTCATTGTCTGCTTCCATATAGACCTTCATTTTTTCTGCGGTCTTGATAGAAGCACCAAATGGTTTCTCTGCATAAACTTTTGCTTCTGCTTCTCCACCATAGTATTCTCTTTTTTCTTTCACCATTCTACGAACTTCAAACTCTAAAGAAGTTTTGATCTGGGAAAGATCTGTATAGTAATTTAAATACTTGTTATGTTGAAACGGAATCTCTAATGCAAGTCTTGCAAGATCTTCTGAATATTCTTTGTTTTTAAACTGGAAATCGATTTGTGTATCTTGTTGCCACTCTTCTCTAATTTTAGAGAAGCGTTGATTTAGTTTGTCAAAGTTCATATAATCCTGAAGTTTTTATCACGAATAGTATACCGAGTATACTTGAAAGTCACGTTAGATGTGAAGAAATCAATGTCCTGTGATGAAGCGTCGAACGTTAACTCTGTCAGAGATATTGGAAAGATTTTTTCAAAATCAATAACAAAATTTATATTGTTACTTGAAGTATGAATTTCTAGTTGGGCACCAGAATAACCAAGACCTTCTACTTCACCACCAGATTCTGCGTTGCCGTTGTCTCTAATCCAGTTCCATATTGAAGTGTAGTTTGCCATATCTTCGTCTACAATAAAACGAAGTTGTAGGTTACCATAAGTAACACCACCGCCAGCAATAATAGGAACTCCCCTAAATCTTGTCTGCACTTCTGTGAAGGGCATCTCCACATCAGGAAGATTTACTGCTTGGCAAAAGAAATCAACACCAGAAAATCTTTCAAGTTTTAACTTGAATCCAACAGGAGTTAAATAGTTTCTATTTTTAGGTTGTTCCTTGTACCAATTAGCAGACATGTCAGCGTCCCAAGCACTACTATTTAGCAGTCATTGAAAACTGTTCCTACTTGGGATCCTAGTTCGGAACCTGCTTTCTGTCCTAGCAACAGTGCCCATCCACCTGCCAACCAACCAACGTAGGGGATGGTAGCAACGGCAGGAACAGCAACACCAGCCGCGATAGCACTACCTGCCATTGCACCTTGAGACCGTGCTCCAGCGTCCGCCACGAT